AGTCACTAGAGTTTTAAACCATTCAACTAGAATAGTTTTAGATTGTTTTCTTATTTTCTTACAAGTCTTAGAGTTCATCTGTTACCTCTTGGTTCGGAATATGTATACCCTTACTAATAAGTCCTGTTTTGCTTCCGGCAATTCCCACTGTGCCAGATACCCATGTGTTGAAGGAGAGAGAGATTCTGTCTTCCTCTGTTTCATTAACGCTAACACTATGAGCTAGGCTGGAAGGAAAAAGAAGCAAGTCGTATTCATTAACATTAATCCACCTCAGTTGAGAGTTAAAATCATTATATTTTTTAATATTAAAAATGGAACAAAACAAATCTCTTGTTTCAAAGTTTATCTTATCATCAGGAATAGTTTTTAAATACAACACTCCACTAATATAGGAATTAGGATGAGTGTGGGAATGATGATACATATCCTTCTTGGTTACATTTAACCATGACTGAGTAATAGGAAATTCAATATCATTTGTTGGTTGATAAGTTTTAATAACAAACTGTTTGATACATTTTTCTATTGTTCTTTTTAGTGATGAAGTTTTTTCAAGAACGTAGTCTTCATTTGTAGTTAGGTTTCCTGTATTGTTGTGGTAGTCATTAATGTTTAAAAGAGTTTCAGTATCTTTTTTTGTAATAGGAACTTCAGAAAATATTCCAATGGGTGTTGGAAAAAGCCCCATAAGGTCATGCTTCATAGTTGACCTCTGGTACTTTAAGCTCTACGCCTTTAGATTGATCTTCAGTCACTAAGGTTTTAAACCACTCAACTAGTATAGTCTTAGAGTGTCTCCGTATCTGTTTGCAAATCTTTGAATTCATGGTCTACCTCCTGCACTTTAGGTTCTACTGCAACTTTAGTTAGGAAAGTATAACCTTTTGCGTATCGGAATACACGTAGTCCTTCACCCCCATTAGAATTTTCAAAGCATTTAAACTTATGCTCACACCACCCACAATTTTTATTTATTTTCTCATTGCCTTTGATGCCGTCAAGGACAGGCTTAAAACAATAATCAACCGGAGGTTCTGTTGACTTTAATGCAAGCTTTATATTCTTTATCTTGTTTCTAATATTAGGCTTGTCTAAATCTTCTGGCTGATAGAAACATAGCTCACCGCTTTCTTTATTGAGAACTAGTAGGCCACCGTTGTTAGTACCTTCTGACTCTTCATACCCTGCAAGTTGTCCTAAGTAACCGAAGGGATCGTCATCTCTGAGTGTCCCGTTTTTAAATTTAGAGAATGCAAAGCTCGATGCAGTTTTAATATCAACAACCTCATCATCTATAATACAATCTATGTGTCCAACTACACCATCGACAACAACTTCTTTCTGCTGCCCTGTTAGATCATGGCCCGACATAACCACAAACAACTTAACTAGTTCTTCTAGCATGTGTCCGTAAAGAAATTTAATTTGAGTCGGCACATTTATTGTTGACCGAGCATCTGTACTTTGAGAATCAAACCAAAGTTTACGGGGATGCTTGCCCACATTAGACATCCTAATAGAAAAGCTAGAGTCCCGTTTAGTTGGGTTAGCCCAGGAGCGCATCACCTCTTTCATGGCATCACCAAAGTCATCTATCTGTTCTTCAGTTATACCTATAGGTTCGCCGCTCGACAGAGGCTCTATAGTTTTATATATATCCTGAACTAAGTCATCCATTTTTTATGCCTCACGAATCTACATTTACGACTTTCTGAATTATAATGTAAGTACTGTACGTTTAATTTTTTCTGTTGTTCTGTTTTTCCTTTTAGTCTCCCGTCTTTGTATGACTTAACATCTATTAATGTTAGCTCTCCTTCTGGAGACATGGCTACAATATCTACTGGGCCTGTACAACCACAGTTTTTAAATACATGATAACCCTTATCCCATAACCATGTAATAGCATAATGTTCTGCTAGATCACCCACTCTATTTGGATCGTGTTTAATGTGTTTCACTCCAGTTTGCTCCTATGTTGTATTCACCATCAAGAGGACACTTCATATCAAACTCTAGTCCCGCATTTTGTATAGCTAATATACCTAACTCGCCTACTTTCTTAGCGTCTTTCTCAGACACTTCAATCTGCCACTCATCATGTATGTTAGCTACAAAGTGAGCGTCTAAATTATTATCCTTAATGTAACTGTTAAGCAGGTGCAACGCTTCCTTCATCACTATGCTGCCTCCTCCCTGCAATAAAGAATTGAGCGCCGCATGAGCTGACCTTATGTATATCTTTCGACCATCTAATCCTTTGATGAAACCCTTTCCTGCTGCTCTCGTAACTCTATTTTTAAGATTCCTAAGTGATGGGAGATTATCAAGGAAAGATTGTTTAAGTCTCGTGCCGTCTTTCCTACCTCCTCCGACCACTGTTCCAAGCTTCTCATCTCCTGCTCCGTATATGAATGCATAGATGAAAGTTTTTGCCTGACTTCTAGATTCAAGTCCCGCAAATTTTTGATTAGCGGTGTGTATATCTCCGTGGAGAATTTCATTTGTGAACTCCTTATCGTCCATATAATGTGCAAGCATCCTAAGTTCTAGGCCACTCGCATCTATACCTACAAGTCTGTAACCTTCAGGCACTATCCAACAAGCCCTACATTCTGTGCCATAAGGTGAGTTAGAGTTTGGTACTTGAGCAAGGTTAGGTTCTCGATGTGTCATACGCCCGGTGATTGTACCATTAGGATTAACAAACCCATGCACTCTATCTGCATCGTCAATGTTTTTTAACCATGATCTTATCTGAGCTATCCGTTTCTGTAATGTTAAATACTCAGCAATAAGTAAAGCCTGTGGTATATCCTTTATCTTTTTGAGGGTAGTCTCATCTACCATTGGCTGACCAGTGGGAGTAAACTTAGTAGGAACCCACCCAAATTTCTTTAGGTATTCACCTATCTGTTTACGGGAACCCAGATTAAATTCTGTCCTAGTAATCCGCGCTATATTATCTTTATGATGTAAGAGATCATACTCATCAGAGTTGAGCCTATACTTAGTACCATCTCCTGCAACAGCCATCTTAGATAGCTTATCAGCAGAAGTTTTTACAGGGTACAAAATTAAAACATTCTCACTAGGTTTGAATTCCTTGTGGACTTCGACAACAGTAGCGTCTAGCTTATCCTCTAACTCAGCCAAGAAAAGTGTAGAGTATTTAACATCTAGTAAGAACCCCTTCTTGCTCTGCCTACTTATTATCTCAGCTACGTTCTGTTCTAAATCTATACACTTTCTTGAGAAGCCTAGCCTCTCTTGATTTAAAACATCATAGACTTTCTTGTTAACCAGTACGTCCCTCTCACAATACTCCACCATCTCTGGTGAGAATGTACCGTAGTCTGTGAAGTCTATCTTAGGTAGGCCCACTCTATAACCCCAAGACTCTAGGCCGTGGTTGCCTTCTCTGATTGGATTGAATAAGCGTGACAACACAAGAGTATCTATTAAAGGTTTGTTAGACAAATCAACACCCGTTAGATTCTTTACAACTGGAATATCAAACCCAATTATATTATGCCCAACTAACTTGTCAGCATCCTTCAGTATTTCAAGACCTTCTTCTAGGCTGTCGCCATAGTAAGAGTTCAATTCTTCTGTATGAATATCACATGTACTAATACACCAGATTTTAGTAGCGTCTAGCCCATCAGTTTCTATGTCAAAAACTAAAGAACTCATAGTTCATCTCCATCGTATTGATAATCTTCTGCATCTACTTCACTGAGTCTACCTGTCTCCTGATTGTATAGCAAGTGAGTAGCTATCCCCACATCACCAGTATACCTAGATTTTAAAACTCTTACGTGAGTAGTCTGCGATTCAATAGCATCATCAGACTGTTGGTTACGCTCTAAAGCTATGACGCAATCAGACAACTGAGCGATAGATTGAGAGCCTCTGAGGTGGTTAAGACCTACAGTAACCCCGTTCTCGTGTCCTCTGTTGCCCTCTACCCTACGCAAATGAGAGACTAGTATCATCCCAACCCCTGTTTCTTCAACGATGCAGCGTAGCTTAGTCATAATGCTATCAATAGTACGGCGCTCGTCACCCTCTGTTGAGGAGGACACAAGCATATGTAAGTGGTCAACGACCACCCACTTGCAGTCACAGCCTATAATCATAAACCTAATCTTACTGAAGATTTCGTCTATATCATTAGCGCCAAAGTGAGCGTGTATCCACACCCTGCCGTTGTCGTATATCTTACTATAGATTTCATCCAAGTATTTCTGATCATAGCTATCTCTGATATGGTCTACATACAGCCTGTCATTCGCCTCTATCGACATGAGACAGTCAAGAGTTCTGAGGTCATGCTCTTCGAGAGCCACGATGCCTATGTTATCTTCTGTATTATTGATCAACCAGTGTTCTAGTTCTCTAGTGATAGAGGATTTGCCAAGACCTGTGCCGCCTGTCAGAGTCATCAACTCTCCCTGTCTCAAGCCGTACAGTTTCTTGTTCAACCCCTCCCAAGGATAAGGAACAGAGTCTTTCTTTTCTCTATTAAAGTATTTATCTTTCAGCTCTCTAGCATTGACAACACCACTAGGTGTATAAATCTTAGCGTTCCACCATGCTGTGACATAGCCATGCTTGTTGCCCTTCTTGATCATGTCGTTAGCATCTTTAAAATCATCTGCAAGATGCACGACTTTCGCTTTCCCCGGAGTTAAAAGCATCGCCACTTTTTTAGCTGCTTCCTTGCCGGGCTTATCATTATCAAAGTTAATGACTACGCAATCAAACTTCTCAAGAAATTCTATAGAGTTCTTTACATCTTTGACAGCCGCCGCAGCCCCATTCTTTATGGAGACTACAGGCCACTTGGAACCTAGCATTTCATAAGCTGCCATTGCATCGCACTCACCCTCAACAATGGTGATGTACTTACCTCCTGATTGGAATAACTGCTCACCAAACAAGCCGCTGCCCTGTCCACTACCCTTCCATGTGAACATTTTATTTTGTTCTCTTACTTTGTAACCTACAATTTCATTGGCTACATAGTAAGGATAGAGGTGCTTGACGATCTGACCCTTGTGATCCTTCACGGCTTTAACACCATACTTCTTGGCTGAGTCTAAAGATATTCCTCTGTCTGATAAGGCTAGAAATTCTCCTTCTGCATTGTTCATGGCATTATTTCTATAGGGTTGTATGTCTATGGGTTTAGTTGTGCTAGGCGGCATCGCCTCACATTCTTTGTCATAATCTTTAATGACTGTAGAGCAACTGAAACACCACGCAGTACGATCTTCGTGCATAGATACCGGATCACTGCCTCCACATTTCGGA